ACAAGGAGTAAAGGGAACTCAAGGAACCACTGGTGCTCAAGGAATCCAAGGTTTACAAGGTTTACAAGGTGTAAATGGAGTACAAGGTACAGATGGTTCTACTGGTGCTCAAGGTGTCCAAGGTATACAAGGTGTTACTGGTGTTCAAGGATTACAAGGCTTACAAGGAGTAAAGGGAACTCAAGGTACAACAGGTGCTCAAGGGGTTCAAGGTCTTCAAGGTATACAAGGTATTGAAGGTAGTTTCGGTGGAGCAACTTTCTACTATACTTTCGAAGCTAATACTACCGATGCTAATCCAGGTGCTGGTGACATACGATTAGATAATGCCACACAGAACCTTTCAACAGGTATTTATATATGTGATACCGATGAAGATGGTAATGATATATCATCTTACCTACAAACTATTGATGATTCTACAAGTACTATAAAGGGTCATGTAAAGATTTCGAATAAAACCGATACCAGCCAATTTATATTATTCACCATTGGAAGTTTAACAGATAATACTGGTTATTTTGATATTACAGTAAATGCCGTAGACTCATCAGCCGCTTCTCCGTTTAGTGGTGGAGAGGATATTATAATCACATTCGCTAGGACTGGTGATAAGGGTGAGGCTGGTGCTCAAGGTATCCAAGGAATTCAAGGTATTACTGGTGCTCAAGGATTACAAGGACTACAAGGAGTAAAAGGTATTCAAGGTACAATAGGTACTCAAGGTACTCAAGGTGCTACTGGAGGAACTGGTGGTACTGGTTCACAGGGTGTTCAAGGATTACAAGGATTACAAGGGATTACTGGTTCAACTGGTTCACAGGGTGTTCAAGGTTTACAAGGCTTACAAGGAGTCAAAGGAACACAAGGTACTACAGGAAGTACTGGTGTTCAAGGTATACAAGGTATTACTGGTGTTCAAGGAATAACGGGCATTCAAGGAACAATTGGTACTCAAGGAACCACTGGTTCGACTGGTTCACAAGGTGTCCAAGGTATTCAAGGCTTACAAGGAGTCAAAGGAACTCAAGGTACGAAGGGTACACAAGGTACGACTGGTGCTGGTGGTGCTCAAGGTGCTACAGGAGCTCAAGGAATTCAAGGGTTACAAGGTATAAAGGGTGTTCAAGGAACCACTGGTTCGACTGGTTCTACTGGTGCTCAAGGTATACAGGGCATTACTGGTGCTCAAGGTGTACAAGGAATAAAGGGTATTCAAGGTACTCAAGGTGCTGATGGTTCAGATGGTTCTGCTGGTTCTACTGGTTCACAAGGTGTCCAAGGTATACAAGGTGTCGGTG